GGGCGCTCCTTGAAGGTGAACGCGAAGGCGATCCGGGTTCGCGGCCTGGCATTGCGGAGCATCGTCTTAATCTGCTCTGCCGGCAGGTGGGTGAACACGCTGTGCGCCCACAGGTAATCGAACGACTCAATCAAAGCCAGGTCGGCGTTGGCAAAGAAACGCGGCTGACGGTCGGCCCAGCCCTCCTCGACCGCAAGCTGCTCGGCGTGCCGGAGCGCCGCCGGCGATATGTCGGTCCCGACGTAATGTTCGGGTTCCAGATACGGGACAAAGCGCCGTGCCGCTCGGCCGACGCCGCAGCCGATATCGAGCAGCGCATGCGCCGGCTTGAGCCCGAGCTCGCGCAGGAACTTCAGCTGCAGCTTGCCGTGCGTCTCCCACTCGTCACCGCGGCCGATCGCCCACTTCGGATCGTCCCGCACACGCAGATCCGTATGCTTCGCATAGGCGGTCAGGAAGTCGTCCTGCTCGTACAACGCGCGGAAGCGTGGCAGCTTGGAGTCCTTGTCCGTCCAGCCGGTCATATCCAGTTCGCTCACGTCCTCACTCCTTTATCGGATTGGCGTTCATCACGCCCCACCACGGCAGGTCGACCCCGAGCGCGTCCGCGAGGCGCGCCGGCGTGTCCGGATCTTCGATCGGGATGTCCAGGAACCGCGGGTCGCTCGCGAACATGTGTCGCACCCGCGCGTAGTAGCCATTGATCCACCAGCCGAGCTCCGGTCCACCACCCATCCCGGCCGGCAGGAACGGCAGCTCTGCCTTGCGCAGTCGTTTGGCCAGATCCTTCCAGCGGCGAATGCTGGCCACGTGATCGTCGATCCGCCGGGTGTGCAGCACGATTAGCAGGTCCGGATGATGCTGTCGCAGCGATCGCAGGAACCCGGGCGACAGCGACGGCCACAGGTAAACGCGGTGCCATTTCGAATCACCGGACAGATACGGATCCGTAATGGCTTCGACCCAGTCCGGGAGATAGCTCAACGGATCGGCGTCCTCGAGCCACGCCCGATTCAACAGCAGCGCCGACGGCATATCGCCGACCTTTCCGTGGACTGACCGAAGTCCCGCCTGCTCGAGCGCGTGGTGCAACGTCGAGGTGCCCGCTTTCGGCAGTCCGCAGCAAAAGACCTTCAGCAACTCACAGCACCCGCCGCCACTCGAACCGAACCGGGTCATGCCCCCTGATACGCCCGGCTCGCTCGAGCGCCCGGCGCCGACGAGCGTACTCGTCGGTGCTCCGATCGAGCGTCGACACCGACGCGTCCTGGATCGCATGTCGCGTGTAAACGCAAAGATGCACCGGTTCTGGCAGCAGCTTCAGCGGCCCGGCTTTAGCGAGCTCCGCGAGAAACGGCGAGCCGCCGCCCAGGCATCCGCTGAAGTCCTCGTTGTAGCCGCCGGCCTTCCAGTAAAGCGCACGGGTGCACAGATAGCTGTCGATGTGCGGCTTCACCGGCCCGATCTCGAGGAAGTCCGGGATCGTGTCCTTGCGGCGCGTCTCATCCGCCTGGCCGATTCGCCAGCGTGGAAACCGGTACCAGGCCCGCGGGTCCACGCAGACCTTGAGCAGGACAGAGGCCGCTGCCGGCGGCAGGACGTGATCGAGATCGAGCTGCACGATCCAGCGCGTGATCGCCACCTGAGCGCCCAGGTTCCGAGCACCGCCGCGGTTCCACGGGATGTCCTTGTCAATACGATAGAGTGCAACGCGATCGGCATTTGAAATCACGTCTTCGGCCGGCTCCGGACTGCCGTCGTCGACGACGATGACGGTGTAGCCGTCCGGGTATTCCGCGACCGCATCGAGCTGCGCTCTCAACATCCGCGGGCCACGATAGTAGGACAGGATCAGCGAGATCTCGCCGACGGTCTCAGCCGTCATTCACGCCCTCCGAGCACGGCGCCGTCAGGTACTCGATCCCACTCACCGGATCCGCCAGCCAGCCCTGCGGGTTGTAGATCCGCGACCCGTGCAATAGGCGCATATCCGCCGTCAACCCGGCTCGAAAGCGGATCGTGACGCGGAGCGTGACCGCGCTTTGCAGCGCCTGAGCGGCGAGGAAGTCCCGGACCGACAGCGGTTCGACGGCTGCCGGCTCGTTGGCGACGACCGTCTCCCAGGTCCGCACCATCTCCCCGGTCGTCGCGTCCTGGTTCAGCACCGGCCGCTCGATCGTGATGCGGTGCCTCAGCTTGCCGACGTCGAGTGGCATCTACGTCATCGCCGGGTCGCGCAGCGGATACAGCAGCGATACGACGGGATTCGGCAGGTAGCCGCGCTCCCAGTCGCCGGCTTGAATGCCGTCGCGGTCACGGGCCAGCACGCCGACCAGGTAGAGCGTCGCGGTCTTCACCGGGCCGGGCACATCCGTGCCGGAACTGTCAACCGGGATCTCACCGGACGAATCCGCGTAGAAGGTCTCCGATACCTTCAGGTAGTTCAGCACCGCACCGGAGGCCGCCTCGATCAGCGACGTCAGATCGCCGTCCTCTTCGTCGTGGTTGTAGCGCAGCCGTTCCTTCGCCTCAGCGAGGGTCACGAGCATCACCACGTCAGTCGTCCTTCGGCTTGTGGTCGCGGCCGTGTCGAACCGCGAGCCGCCAGTGCTTCGACGTGCCGGGCTTGCCGGCAGGCGCATCCTGCTGCGCGATCCAGAAGCTGCCGCCGTAGGTCACGCCGTCGCCCTTGAGGTACGGGTGCTTGTCTTTCCAGACACCGCGGTCGAGCACGTGTGTCAATCGCAAGGATCGTTCCTCGCGTCGATCGTCGCGCTCGAGCACGAGCGTCAACGTACGCTCGTCTGCGCCGAGTTCGAGCTTGAAGTCCGCGAGCTCCAGCGCGTCTTTGCCGTCCTTCGGCTTTTCGAAACGGTCAATCAGCCGCTGATGGAGATCCATCGCACGCCGTTCGAACTCCAGCGCCCAGGTCGCCATCGACTGGTCGAAGATCGGCCGGATGTCGTCGACGGTGACGCTCGTGCCGTCGTTACCGTCCTTCGGCGGTGGGATCGCGGCAACGAGCTCCCCGAGCTCCTTGCGCAGAACCGGCAGCACATCGTCTGCCGTGACGCTGTCACCGTCCTTGCCGTCCTTCGCCGGTGGCAGGGCCTTCACGAGGTCCTCGAGCACCGGCAGCACATCGTCTGCCGTGACGCTCGTGCCGTCGTTACCGTCCTTCGGCGGTGGGATCGCGGCAACGAGCTCCCCGAGCTCCTTGCGCAGAACCGGCAGCACATCGTCTGCCGTGACGCTGTCACCGTCCTTGCCCTGCAGCGAGTCCATCCATTCGTAGACGGTACCCCCGAAGCCGAGCGACACCGCGACCTCGTAGGCGTTGCGGCCGTCGGCGCCTGGCTCGGGAGTGGGTAAACTTATGCGCTTGTCGATGAGACCCGGCAACTCATCGCGGCCAACAAAGCGGGTCGCGGCGTCTTCCCTTTCGAGCCGAAGTGCTTCCCGAACCTCGCGCGCCAGACCATCGAGCGCCGGCTGAACAATGTCTCTGACTTCCGCCATGAGTTTCATGACGAGTTCCGAGAGCTTCATTCTTGTCTCATTGCTGCGGCGCTGAGCCAGGACAGCGGTGCGCCGACCTTGCGGTACAGCTCCACGCCATCGTTAAGTCCACGTTGCATGTTCTCGCCCCCATCATCATCGTTCGCCGCCGCCGGCGAACCGCCGAAGGGATCATCGAGCTGATCGCGCTTAGCAAGCGCCGCCAGTGAGTAGTTTTGTTGCTGAAGGAACGGGGTTTCGCCGCCATCGACCGGCGGCAGTTCCTCCTGACGCCTGGCTTCGTTCGGCGCCAGCCAGCCACCCGCAATCGCATCCGTGTGAGACTTGAGCCGCGTGTCCGGATCCATGCGCAGCAGTTCCGAGGTATCGAACCAGATCTGCTCTGTCAGATCGCCGGCAGCAATCTCCAATCCTTCGTCGAGCCTGGACTCGATGCTGTCGACGATCGGATGAAGGCACTGATCGTAATAATGCTGATTCAGCGCGGCAACGTTGTTGACCGTCGGCATCTGACCGAGGCCGAGTTTGTACGGCGGCACATGGAACGTGGCGCAGACCATCTCGCCGGTGAACTTCAGCTGATCGATGAGCTGCGAATCCTTCGCGCTGATCGTCATCGCCTGGTAGCTCAGTCCGTCGCCGAGCACGAGCAGGTTGCCGACGTTCTTGCCGCTGAAGTTCTCCTTGAACGAGACTTTGATGCGGTCGGCGGTGTCATCGGAGATCGCACCCGGTGCCGTCATGACACCGCCGGGCTGGCTCATGTTTTGGAAGAAGTGGGCGCTGTTCTCCTGGATCGCGAGCGCCTGCATCGCCGCCACGCCGCAGGCATAGATCGGAGACACGCCGGCCAGCGGATGCCAGATCGTGTTGATGCGGTCGTGGATGATCTCGGAGGCGGGGACGGTAACGGCGCGCGCAACGTCGGCCAGGTCGTCGGCGTGGAGCTGATAGAAGATCTGGCCGGACGGCGAGATCAGGGGCTGGACGCGACTCGGGTCGAGCACATACATCGCCTCGACAAAGCCGCGCTGATCCCGGACCTTGAGCACGTAGGTGTTGCCGCGAAGCAGCAGCGAGAAGATCCAGGACTTGACGAAGTCGCCCCAGCTCTGGAAGTGGTTCGGGCGGCGCAGCACGGGACGGAGGCGTGTGCGCTGCCAGATGCCCATGCCTTCGTTCCAGCGCATCACGTACGCCGGCATCTTGCCGATGTCGCCGGCGATCAGGGTCACGCACGCGAACACGGACCAGTTGGCCGACACCGACTGCACGTCGACCTTGATGTTCTGTTGCCAGGCGCCGGCGAAGGATTCCAGGATCGACGGCCACCAGCCGTAAATGGATCCCGCGGGCTTCAGCGAGAACAGCTTACGCAGCAGGCGTAGCATGGACGGCGGTCTTTTTCTTGCGTTTCGTCGTCCGTTTCTTCCGCCGCGCCGGTTCCGGCGGTGGCTCGCCGGCCGCATAGCGGGCGTGGCCTGCGGCGACGAGCACGCGCGCGTCCTGACGGCTCACGGCGTCGAAGGGGTCCTCGGCCCGCAGGTCGCGCCGGTTGTAGCGCAAGCGGTCCGATGTGCAGACAAGTTCGATCATGGCGCCTCCTCAAAAAGGGGGGCCGGGCCTCCCGACGAAGCCCGGCCCGAAACCGCTAGCTGGACAGCGAACCCCAGTTGACTTCGCTCAGTGCCGCCACGGCGCCATCCCGGCGCTTCTTCCAGTTGATGGTGCGCTCGGCCAGGAAGCCGACCAGGTTGTTCTGCCAGAGACTGACCAGAGTCGAGCCCGTCGGTTGATCCTGAGTGAAGTCCGCGTCGTCCATCTCGAGCGAGGCCTCACGGCTCATGTCGATCGAGATATCCCCGTCGTCGCCGAGGTAAATGTCACCGGCGTTGACCAGGAAGACATAGGCACCTGCCGACACGGTCGGCACGTGCTCGGAGACGATCACCGGCAAACCAAACAGCGTGCCGCCATTCATGGTGATGCCCGGAAACTCCGGCGCGCCGAGCGCGTTGACCATCAGCGACAGCGACAGCGCGACCGTGGCCGGCATGATCCACACGCCCATGGTCGGCGCGTTGTTGGCGGCGATGAAGGTCGTGAACAGGGTCTTGATGTCGGCCCTCACGTTATCGCCCGCATTTCCGCTCGACGCCGGCGCGGCGACCGCATTGGTGATCGAAGCCGGCGTGTTGGCGCCACCGGCGTTGTCCACGTCGATAAAGTCGATGTCCATCCTGGCCCTGAGCGCCTTGGTCATCTCGTCGCGGATCACGATGTCGGACGACGGGCTTGAGTCGCGGATGTGCTCCATCGTCAGGACGACGATGTTGGCGACCTTGAGCGGCGTCAGCGTGGTGCGATCGAAGTTGAACTTGGTCAACGGCTTCGGCTTGCCTTCACCGACCCAGTAGCCGTCACCGCCCTCGGTCTGGCTGATCAGCGGCACCCGGAACGGGATCTGGCGAAGCGACGGAACGCCGTTCATGCCGAACTTCCCGAGGATGGTTTGCGGTCGCAGGAACTCAACGAAGTCCGCGAACAGCGAGGTTTCGTCACCGACCAGATTCTCGGCCCAGTTGCCCGAGCCGGTCGCGCCCGCGGCGACCGCGGCCTTAACGATCTCGACCAGCTGCGGGTCTCGGTCCCCGTAGAGCTTCTCCGCAATGGAGTCAGCCGGCTTGTAGTTCAGCCGGGACAGCGCCATGCAGCGGACGAAGCGGGCAAAACCGATGCCCTTGTCGCGCTTGGGCGAATCGATCTCGATGCGGTTGCCGCCGTCGCGGGCGCGGGCAGCTTTCGCCGGGTCTTCGCCGGCCTTGCGGTAGAGGGGCTTGGCACCCGCCATCTGCTTCTCGAGGCGCTTCAGGCGCACCAGGTCGGAATCGATCAGATCGATATCGTCCTGCGCCTGGTCGAAGTCGAGCTGCTCGTCCTCGGTCATCGAGCGGCCTTCATCGGACGCCTTCTGGGTGATCTTCTCGAGGCGACCCACGGTCGCCGCGCGCGTGTTCTCCAGATCCTTGATCTGGTCAGAGATGGACTTCGGCATGATTACTGCCTCCTGATAAGTTGCACGGGACCGCGTGGAACGGCCTTGATGACCCCGACAGGGGGTTCCAGCTGTTTCAGCCGGACGGACCGGGACGCCTCACGGCCCGACAGGGCCAGGAGTCTCGAATCCAGGGACTTGATGGCGGTGATCGTGGCCTCGGCGTTCGCCGGGATCGTGACCGCCGAGAGCTCGTGCCAGGCCCACTTGATGAAGTGGATCCCGTACGTGCCCTCGATAAACGAATGCTCTATCGAGCTGAAGCCGATCGACAGGCCACGGACGAGGCCGAGCTTGATGCTCTGCCAGGCCTCGTCGAGGCGGTCCTTGAGCGTGCCGGGCTCGTCGGTCTGGACGAGCTTCACCGTGACGTCGATGCCGTCGCGCGTGACCTTCGCCTTCGTCACATGACCGATCGGCTCGCCCGAGTGGTGCTGCCACAGGAACGGCAGCGGCAGCTTGAACTCGGCGCCCTTCGGTTCGACGATGTCCTGCATGCGGTCCGGGCTGGGCGTCGTCGCGATGCCCTGGAGTTCACGCTTGTCATCGTCGACGGCCTTGATTTCGAACGTGCTGTAGGCGCGTTGCTGCATGGTGGTTTCCTCTCTCGGTGACAGCGGCCGGCGGGCTACACCCGTCCGACCAGAACCTGGTATTGGCGCTTGCGCGGCTTCGGGTCCATCGCCATGAGCGCCGTCGCATCGAGCGTCGCCATGAGCGGATCGATCTTCGCGGACCCCGCGGCCTGCTTGGTGATCAGCACGGCGTTGCCTCTCGGCTCGACGCGGGCGTTACTCACGCACCAGGCCATCAGCGGCCGGCCGCCGTGCAGCACAGCCTTCTCGGCCAGCCTCCGCTCGAGCGTCTTGATGGCGCCGACGAGCTTCCAGCCCTGCGAGATTCCGAGCACACGATCGCGACTGATATTGCGTGCGGCAATCTCGTCGACGATATCGGCGATACCTGCCGCATCAACGCCGACGCGATCGAGCAGCCCAGCCTCCTCGGTTCGCTCGACGTAGTTCCCAAGCTGTTCGATGTCCTCGCCGGCCTGCTGGACGATCGTCAGGTCGCCATCGCGGGCGAAGTCCTCGAACCGGGCGGCCTCGGCCTTGCGGCGCTCGAGCACGATCGGATGGATCCACGCGTGGGCCCAGTGCAGCCAGCGCCCGGTCTCTTCCTCGCGCCCGACGATCGAGAGCGCCAGCATGTCGTCGAGCCCGCCGCCGTCGATCCCGACGGTCACGACCTCGCTCCGCTGCAGGAGTTCGTCGAGCGTGAGCTTGCCGCCGCAGGCCTCCCAGAAGTCCGCACCCGCCCAACGGTTCGAGAGCAGCGCCAGGCCGATCTCGACGTTCAGGTGCTTCGCCAGGAAGCCGCGGATCGAACCCTCGCCGTCGTTCTCGGCTTTCCGGAGCTCGCGCTCGAGGAACGCCGGATCCACGCTCGCCCCGAGGTTCGGGTTGGTGACGTAGAACATCTCGGGCTTGCGTGGCGCGCCGTCGTCGATGAGCGCCTTCGGGAACTCGTAGATGACCGGCAGAAACTGCGGGTCATCAATCCGGCCGTCGCGAACATCCCGGGCGTAGCTAAGCTTCTGCAGGAAGACGCCCGACGGCGGATCGTCCGACTGCGTCGACAGATAGACGGTGAAGCCCTCGGGCCGGGACGCGAGTCCGCCCGTCGCCTCGCGGAGCATGTTCTCCGCCTTCGGCTTCTTGCCGAAAAGCCACAGCTCGTCGATCAGCACCCCGGTCGCCTTCTTACCGGAGACCGTTTCGCTGTCGGCCGCGACCACCTTGAGCGTTGCCCCGGTGCCGCGGTGCGTGATCGTCCGGACGTGGTCCTGGACGTGCATCAGCGCGTCGAGCTCGTCGTCCGCCCGGACCATATCCCTGGCCGGATAGAAGCTGTTGTTCGCGATCTCGATCGTCGGCGCGAGCACCAGGTACTCGGCCGACCGTCGCCAGTTCAGGATCAGCGCCGTCAGCATGATCCCGGCCGCGGCCGTCGACTTTGTGTTCTTCTTGCTGACCAGCAAAAAGAACTCGGTGATCAGACGGCGCCCGGTCTCCGGGTTGTAGGACCCGAACACGGCCTCGACAAAGCTCGAGAGCCACGGCCGCTCGAGATCACCCATCGGCGGGGAGCCTGCGACGTCGACCACCCGCAGCTGCCGGTAGATGGCTAGCGCCTGCGCGGCCGGCTCCGGGAACAGCGGTGCACACGGGACGAGCGGCTCACGGGCGACGATTCGGCGTTCCCAGTCCGGGCACGCCGTCGACCACTTCATCCGGGCGTCAATTCAGCTTGTCGGGCTGAGTGAGCACGAGCGGCGCCTGGGCCGGTGCGAAGCGGCCGCCCTCGAGGAGCTTCTTCGCGTCCTCGGTTCGCTTGGCCTTCTTCCCCAGCTCGGTCGGCTTGACGTGCACCAGCGGCGCCGCGGCGATGGCCATGCGGTCGCGGCGTGTTTGCTCGGCGCTCGGATCATTCATCACCTTCAACATGTAGCTGAGCGGATCGACATCCTCCGCAGTCGCAGTGCCAGTCGCTGTCGTTTGAGCCGACGCTGCCGTCCGTGCCTGCTTCGGCTTGTTCTTCGAGCCCTTCGGCCGGCCGGCGCCTGGCCGGTATCCGCCTCGTGGCATGTGGTCACCTCTGCTGGTGCCTGCGCCACGTCCTGCGGCGCCGGGCAAGGATTCGGCCCGCGGGAGATCACCGCTGAGGAAATCAAACAGGCCGCGAGAAAATCAGAAAAATCAGAAACCCGTCAGGTCACTCAACTGCCGGGAGGGTCTTGCAAATCCCTTCGCGTCATTCCGATCGTCAGAGTGTTCTGGACGAGACCCGCGCCACGCTTGAGTTTCACAACAATTCGCCGCTCAGAAAAGTATCTGAAGCGGAAAAAATTCTGCGAATGCG